GTGTATATAGATAAAGAAGATTTAGACGAATTAGAGTTTCCGCAATTGCTCGCGGAAATCTCCCCATTTGCGTATTCTCCGAAAACAAGAGAAAAAATTCTTCAACTTCGTCCGATGGAAATTGACGAGGCGGAACTTTCATTAAAAAAAACATCAGAATACCTGTCAAGTTTTGAAAGTTCAAATGCGATTCCGTTTGATGAATATGAAGATATTGAAAGTGAGCTGAAACTGATGCTGATTGAGAATTACCGTCTGGAAAACAGTGCTTTCATCAAAATAAAAACCATCACGGAACAGATTGGAAGATTACAGAAGTTCTTCCCTACCATGCCGGAAACATTTCCCACTTTACTGGAAGAAGTTTCTGTACTGGAATTCAGAAAAGAGATCATCGAGAAGGTTGATAAGGTATTCAACCGTTTTGGTGAAGTAAAAAGTGAAGCTTCTCCTGCTTTAAAAGGAATAAGAACTGAGATCCAGCATGCTAAAAAAGCTATTCAGGAAAACTTCAACCGTGCTCTTACCACGTATGGGCAGAGTGACTTTTTGGATGATATACGGGAAACCATTATTGATGACCAACGGGTTTTAGCGGTAAAATCAGGATTTAAGAAAAGAGTTCCGGGAAGAACCCTTGGAATTTCAAAAACCGGTTCTATCACCTATATCCAGCCGGATAGCGTTGTAAAGCATTACTTTAAGCTTCGTGAAAATGAAGAGGAAGAAAAAAAAGAGATTGATAAGGTTTTAAGAAAGCTTACTGCTGAACTGGCAGAATTCCAGCCCCAGCTTTGGAGATATCAGATGTATATTTTTGATCTTGACCTGGTGAGAGCCAAAGCTAAGTTTGCAGAACTTATCAATGGAGTGCTTCCTAATATAGGGGTTAAAACTAATTGTAAAAGATAATATCATTATAAAAAAGCCCGAAAAAGCCCTAAAATAAAGGATTTGAACCAAAAAAAGCCCAAAAAAAAGGCTGAATCTAAATGTAAATTTATTGCTGTTTACTACCATTTTGCTACAATTTTTAAAGTCGATTTAAACCGCTTTTCAATACGTTTTAAATTATACTTCCATAAATAACCTATATACTACACTATATTGCCCTGAAACGTCGTTTTTGGGGCTTATTTGTGCTTTTAAAATGAAAGATTATCATCATGATTTATCTAAATAAAAAAAGGAATCATTTTCCTAAATAAAAAGGAAGTAAATTCCTTTGGATTAACGTTTGGATTAACACTTGCATTAACAAATTATAGCTAAAAAAACATTGTGTAAAACGAATAAATGAAAAAAAAGGGTAAAAAATAACATTAAAACGGCTTCAAAAATGGCTTAATTTAATCTTAGTTAAAATCTAATAAGTATTTTAGTGATTGATCTTCAGTTATTTACGCTTTTTAATGTAGGATTATAAAATAAAAAACATGTGTGTAGGAACCTTATTTCAGTTTAGATTTAGATTCAGGAGCATTAATATTATGTCTTTCAAACGATCGGTTTTTGCTTTTTAGCGATTCTATTTCAGCTTCCATATAGGCTTTGTTTTCCTTTAATAGCTTGATGTTTTCCATCGCAAGTTCGTACCTTTCTTTATAATCGTCCTGGATCACTATATCATGCAAAACGCTTTCTGTTTGCACTTCTTTACCTAATATCAGCCAATCTAAAGAACAATCAAGTCTCTTGCTGATATCTGTTATCTGCAAAATGGTAGGCATAACCTTATCACGCTCGATCTTGCTATAATGGCTCTGATCAATTTCTAAAATAACTGCGAAATCCTTCTGTTTAAAGCCTTTAAACTCCCTGGCTTCTCTGATTCTTTGTCCTAAAGTCATGGTAAATATTTAAAAAATGGAAAATAGTTCCTAAAAATGTTTCATAATAGGAAAATATTTCCTTTCTTTGTTTCGTAATTCAAAACAAACAAAGCAATGAACAAAGTAACAAAAAAAAATCCGACCAAATACAATCAGTATGCTATTGATGGTTTGGTTTTAAAATACGGCCTGTCTTCATACTATATAAGACAATCTGTATCAGGAAATGTAGACGGTATTACGCCGGATCTTATTAAGTCGGATTATAAAAAATTAGAAGCCGACATCAACAAAGTTGTACAGGACACTATTACCAAATTTCTAAACATTCAAAACAAACAGTCATGAAATCAATTTATCAAACTTCAAAAAACTGGTTCTATTCCCTTGACGGGAAAACCTTAGAAATCCGAACTACTCATTATTTGTTCGGTGGTCTGTTTACTTGGATCACAAAAAAAGAAGTTAATAACTCAATAGTTTAACTATGCCGCATTTTTGGAATAATACAAACATAGTCGCCGTAATGGTTGATGAACTGGTTCCAAAATTCTGGAAAAATCAAGCGTGTTTGTCTGTAGAGATCAGCCGGAACCGTAATAAACCGTATGGAGTTAAGCGGCTTCAACGTGGCGGCGGAAAGAATACGAAGGTTGTTATTGATTTTGATTCGCTTCCTACTCATATTCAGGAATATTTAGGAGATCCGAGAAAATTAGAACATAACCTATTGTATTTCTATAAGACAGAATCAGTTGCAGTTGAATTTTATACTTCTTTTAAGCGCCCGGATGGTTCGTATTTGAAACCGGATGAACAGCAAAGATATATTACTAATGCTTCCGTTTTAATCAGCATTTTGGCATTAAAAGAAAAGCATCAGACCGAAAGGATTAAACTTGGTATGTCTTTAAAAGGAATTAACACATTTTTATGTGAAGAAAGCAACAGCTTTAACGCTTATTTAGAGAAAAAGGAACTTCCAACACATAACCTGCCTACGCATCCGACAAGGTTTAAAGAGACTTTAAATGAATTTGAAACGCCGTTTAATTTTAATGGAACGGATTGGCCTTTCAATTTTATTTCCATCATCAAAGATGTTGAAGGGAAAAGAAAGCAGAATCCGAGAAAGGTAGACGATCAAACGTTAATGATTTTAAATGGTTTGTTCAAAACACAATCTCACAAACCAACAGCCACAGAGATCCATAGATCTTATGAAGCTTTCCTGAATGGATATGTAACGGTTTACAACGAAGATACTGGCGAAGAGTATGCACCAAAAGACTTTCCGAAGTTATCCGAAAGTACTGTAACAAACTATTTGACGAAATGGGAAAACAAAGCAGCTACTTACAAAGTGAGATCCGGTGACAGACAAAAGTATATGAATGCTTTCAAACCTTATCACCAACTGGAAAGACCAAAGTTTGCAGGTTCTTTGATTTCTATTGACGACAGAAACCCGCCTTTCAAAGATTTAACCGGTAACAGGGTTTGGTTTTACAACGGGATTGATCTTGGTAGTGAATGTTTTACAGTTTTCGTTTACGGTAAGTCAAAAGAAGGAATCATCTTGGATTTTTACAGACAAATGGTTCGTAATTACACAGAATGGGGTATCAATATTCCTGACGGGCTGGAAGCGGAAAGCGCTTTAAACAGCAGTTTTACAAAGTCATTTTTGCAAGAGGGCTATATGTTCCAAAATGTGAGAATTGAGGCCAATAATGCAAGAGGTAAGAGAATTGAAAGGTATTTCGGCTCTCTACGATATGGATCTGAAAAAGAGCGTGAAGGATGGCTGGCAAGACCGCACGCATTAAGCGAATCGAACCAAAAAGGCAGTAAAGAAGTTCCGATGTTACCGTATGAAAGAATTATCGAAGAGTGTATAACTGATATCTACAACTGGAATAACGCCCCGCATTCCGTTGATCCTTCAAAAACAAGGTGGGAATATTTTTTAGAAATGCAGCACCCGGAATTGAAGCCAACAAACTGGAAAGCGATTTTACCAAGTTTAGGATATCATCAACAAACTTCCTGCAACAAAGGATATATACAGTTACAAGGAAAAGCACGAGCAATCGCAGATAATGGTAAAATCAGTTTAGGCGAAGATCTGATCAGTACGATGAAGGTTATCGAAGGAAAAGACATCGACGTTTATTGGCTTGACGATAACCAGGGAAATGTTTTAAAAGCTCTTGCATTTTACGAAAACCGGTTTATCTGCGAAGTTCAGGAAATGCCGAAATACAATAGAGCAGTTATTGAACGCACGGAAGCTGACGAAAAAGCGCGAGAAATTCAAAGCATGTACGTTGCAACTGTTGAAGGATTTATAAAACGACAAGAAAAGTCCCTACAGAATATCAACATCATTCGACAGCCGAAGCCGGAACCAAAAAACGGTTTTTATGTTCCTGGAATGAACATCAAACGTTTTGCGCCTTCTGAACCTGGAAAAGTTGAAACGATCGAAACGCCGGAAGAGGATTTCAAAACGCATACGCCGAATGTAAGCTGGCAAAACGCATTTTTCAAATAATTAAAATTTATCTCATGGAATTAACTTTAGCATATAAACAACAAGTAAGACAAGCGTTATTAGAAGCCCGTAAAAACTTCGGTGGTACGGATGCTCAATACGCTAAAATTTATAATATAAACGGTGCAGTTTACAGCCGATTGAACAAAGGTGAAATAGAAAAAATAATTTCTGACAGCCAATGGCTTCAAATAGGCAGACAGTTAAATATCAACATCCGTGATATTGATTGGAAAATCGTAAGAACGCAAGTCTATAACGAAATTGAACAAAGTATAAGTTTTTGCCAGGCATTCAGCCGCTCAATGATATTGGTTGATGATTGCGGTATCGGGAAAACTTTCTGTTCAAAAAACATCGTTAAAACGCTTAAAAATGCTTTTTACATTGACTGTTCACAGGCTAAAACCAAACAACAATTTATCCGATTACTGGCAAAAACCATCGGTTTGGATAATAAAGGTAAGTATGTAGACGTAAAAGAAAACCTGAAATATTATTTAAACCTGTTACATCAGCCGGTTATCGTCGTTGATGAAGCCGGAGACCTGGAATATCCCGCATTTTTGGAATTAAAGGAGCTTTGGAACGCTACGGACGGTTATTGCGGTTGGTATATGGTTGGAGCTGACGGGCTTCGTGCCAAAATTGAAAAGGGAATCAACAGCAGAAAGGTTGGTTACGCCGAAATATTCAGCCGTTTTTCTGACGAATTTATCAAACTTACTCCGAACGGTGTGGATGATAAAAAAGCCTTTAGATACGAGTTATTAAAGCAAGTAGCATCGGCAAACCATAAAGGATCCCAGCCTGTTGAAACTCTTGTAAACCAATGTATGAAAAAAGAAGCCACTTTAAGGCATCTTGATACTCTTCTTAAAATCAGCGCTTAATGAGAACATACACAGTTAAAAATATCTTAGATAGAACCCTGAAAATTTTAGTCCTTACAGGTATTTGGCTGGATATATTCGGAAAACCGGAACGAAACGGAAAGATGTGGATCATCTACGGTGAAGAGAAAAACGGAAAAACGTGGTTTTCTATTCTGTTAGCTCAATTTTTAAGCCTGTCTGAAAAGATTTTATACATATCTGCCGAAGAGGGTTTAGGATTATCGTTCCAGGATGTTTGTAAACGGGCCAATTTGGACGAAAAAAACAAAAATTTCCAAGCCTACGGATATGTAACCCTGGAAGATCTCAAAGCTCATTTAAAACGCAGATACGCACCGAAGATCATTTTTATTGATAATGTGACGGTTTATGTAGAAGAGCTTAAAAATGGAGGTTTACAAAGCCTTATTAAGGACAACCCGGACAAACTTTTCATTTTCATTGCTCATGAGGACCGCGGGGAACCATACACAGCAACCGCAAAAATGATTAAAAGGCTTGCAGATCGAATAGTTCGGGTTCAGGGATTGGTAGCAACGGTTGGCGGCCGTACAAAAGGCGGTCAATTCGTAGTAGACCAGGAAAAAGCAATGATCCTGCACGGATCCAATATTATTAATTAAAAACAATCACAATATGACAACAAATAACGCAAACAGACAGCCTACCATGAACGCTATCGGTTACAATGAGTGGGGATATGATAACTTAATTCATAGATTTTTCGTCACCTGGTGTGAAGTAATGGCCGATAAGTTTTTCTACAAAGATCGGGACCTGATAAATAACGCCGCTCTTTTCAACTACTATAAAACACAATGGAGCATCCTGGTTGAAAACAAATTTGTAAGAGAATACGGCGGTTATATTTCCAATAATATTCCTGACAGCCAAAAGATCTATCACGGTATTATTTGCGAGTACGGGAACGAACTGGAAAACTATTATCCAGCTTCTATTCTGAAAGACACAAAGCAGAATCGAGATCTGCAATTCCATTTAAACTAAACAATTGATTTTAACAAATATTACAACAATGAACGAACAATTACAAAGCCAGCTAATGGCTATCATGAAAGAATTATCACAAGCAAAAGTACCGGCTTTATTTATTATCGGTGAATCTGAACAGATAATTTCTGTTAAAAACACTAATGATAAACTTACCTCTAACCTGATTTTAGAATATCTGAACGGTTCGGAAGAAAGACAATTAACCTTTTTAGATGCTTTAGAAAAACAATTCCCTGAAAAACCAAATGAATCTACAGAACAACCAGCAACCGACGGAACAACAGCTGAATGATATCATCGCAGATCTTAAAGAGCAATTAGAAAATTGCAGCGACGATACAATCGCAGACGAACTTATAAAAGAAATTAAGTTCCGGGAAAACCAACAAAAACAATTAATTATAAAAAATAACGTGTTATGAAAAATCAAAAAATCCTTAGAAAATTAGAAGATCTTAGTTTATTTAGAAAAGTAACTATACATATCGGGGGCAATGTTGAAGCCACTTTACGAGACAGAAATATTAATGATACTGATTTTCGTCACTTGCTTTCAGAATTTAACCCTAAAAAGTTTAATATAAACTTAACGACTGTAGATGGCGAATTGGTAGTAAAAATCGAAAAACTACCTTCATTAAGACATTACCCTACACATCCAGTTTTTGTGCCTGGTCACTTTCCTGATATGCCATTGATTAGACCGTTTCACCGAAGATTTAAATAATAAACTTAATTTAAAAAATATCATGACAACAATAGATATCAAAGCATTATCACCGGAACAACGAAAAAAGATCGCAGACGACTTAAAGCAGATTGAAATATCCGAAAAGGAAAAACGGGCAAAAGATCTGAAAGCCCTGGACGATCTCGCAGCCGAAACCCTTCCCGGATCTATGCAGATTTTGCGCGAAGCATCCGAAAACCTGGAAAAAGCCAAAGCTAAAGTTTTCAGTGATTTTGAAACTTACCTGAAAATGAAGATCGAAACGATCGGCGTTAAAAATAACCAGCAAAGCCACACGATCACCGTAGGAAAAGAAAGCATTAAACTTGGTTACAGGATAACAGACGGCTACGGCGAAAACGCTTCTTACGGAATCGCAATGGTTCATAAGTTCCTGGAAAGTTTGGGTAAAGATGATAATTCTAAAAGATTGCTTGGGGCTGTTATGAAGCTGTTACAGCGAAACGGTAAAGGAGATCTTGACAGTAAAAAAGTTTTGGAGCTTAAACAGATCGCCGACAAGGATTATCCCGGAACCGATTTTCAAAAAGGCGTTGAGATCATCCAGGCGGAATATAAACCGAAACTATCGAAGTGGTTTATTGAAGCCTACTACACAGATGGAACCGGTATTGAAAGAAGCATCCCGCTTTCAATGACAAGTGTGGACCTTCCGAAAGATACAGATCTAACATTTTTACTACCAAAATCATAGGTATGACAATCACCAAACAACAGATTTCCCAGCTGCAAACTATTTGCAGCGGGAAATTCAGAGACAGAGAAGAAAGACTGGAAGCGATATCCGAAATGATGGGATGTGAGATAAATTCAATTAAGGATCTGAACCAGTTACAAGCAAGTGAACTGATCCACTTTTTCAACACAGGGAAAACGCTGGATCACAGCCCGTGGGGATTTTTTGACAAAAGAAACAATCAACACAGGAACGTTTTAAGCATCTGCCATTCGCTTGGATGGGTAAGCGAAGAAAATCCGCAGTTTGTAGATCTGCATCGGCTTGGTGGTTGGCTTAAATCCGATAGATCACCGGTGAAAAAGCCATTAAAAGAAATGAGCAGCGCCGAAGTATCGAAAATTATTTTTGCCCTTCAAAACATCGTTAAAACAACTTATAAAAATTAAATCATGTCAAATACAACAAATAAAAATTACGGAATCAGTTTTCCGGCTCTTTTAGGAACTGTTTTCATTGTGCTAAAACTTACAAAAGTTATTGATTGGTCTTGGTGGTGGGTTACGGCTCCGTTTTGGGGTTCCATTGCATTAGGTTTATTGATCTTTATAGTTTATGGATTGATATTGCTTACCGGTCTATTCTTTATTCACATTAAACGCAAAAGGTAACTATGAAATTATTTGATATAATGCAGTTTATGGCAGATAATAATTTAGATATCCGCCGATTTGACACTTTTGTCGCTGGTAACAAAACCAAAAAAGGATCTGAATTAACAATGGGAGCCGATGAATCTACTTTGTTAGGCTTAATGAATGATAAATATATACCGGTCCTTTTCTGTGTAAACGCAGAACAATATAAAATGTTATCCGCCGGGATAACTGATATCAACCTATTAAAAGAAAAAAAATGAAAATCATAGTTCACAAAGTAGGTAATAAGATTTTAGGTGAAGATCTTAACCTTTCAAAAGAAGCACTGCAACTGGATGAAGCAACGGCCGAAATGCTACAGCATTATTTTTTAAGTTCTTTCAAAACAGAAGAAACATATCAATTTTACAGTGATTCTTATTTGTCAAACAATCCTGTTTATAATGCTGTTAAAGAAATTTTTCAGGATAACTGGTACTTTGAAAGCTATTCCCAGGATATCGCAAGATACTTGTATGAAGCTGCCGAAAATCCAAGAGTTCAAGCCGGTGAATTGTTCGTCGTTCTTTTCAAAGCTGAAAATGAAAACGAGATCGACAAGATCGGGATTTTTAAAACTGAAAAAAGAGAACCGTTTTTAAAAATTTTTCCTAACGAATCCGATCCCATCGAACAGCATTTCGGAGTGAGTTTGACAAAGATTGATAAAGCCGCTTTAATCTTTAACCAGGACAAAGAAAATGGTTTTGTTCTTTCCGTTGTGGATAACAATAAAAACGGCGATATGTATTACTGGTTTGAGGACTTTTTAAAGGTTAAACAGCGAACCGATGATTATTTTCATACACAGGAATCCTTAAACGTTTTTAAAGATTATATCAAAAAGCAGCTTCCGGCAGAATTTGAAGTTTCTAAAGCTGATCAGGCAGACTTCCTGAATAAGTCGATCAAATTTTTCAAAGAGAAAGAAGAATTTAAGCTGGAAGAGTTCAACAATGAAGTTTTAGGCGATGAAAAAGTGATCGAAAGTTTTAACGACTTTAAAACCGATTACGAACAGGATATGCAGATCAACATCGCAGAAGAATTTCCGATCAGCGATGGCGCTGTAAAGAAGTCACAGAGTAAGTTTAAAACCATCATCAAACTTGATACGAACTTTCATATCTACGTGCATGGTGATCGTAACCTGATATCACAGGATCAGGACGAAAACGGGCTATTTTACAAACTTTACTATGAAAAAGAACAATAGTAAGTTTTTGTTAGTAAATGTTAGTGGCGGGCGTTCATCTGCAATGATGGCAAGGCATATTCAAACATCGGAAATATATAATGATTATGAAAAACTGTTTGTATTCTGTAATACAGGTTTAGAACGCCCGGAAACGATCCAATTTCTTAAAGATCAAATAAAATACTGGGATTTGCCTTTGTATCTTATCGAAGGCGTTTATTCACTTAAAAAAGGTGTAGGCGTAAAATCTAAACAGGTTGATTTTGATACTTTGAATATGGATGGAAAACCATTTTCACAAGCTATTGAACATCTTAATAAAAATGAATGGTGTGGAGTTCCAAATGAAGCTATTCCATATTGTTCAGAATATTTAAAAAAACGAGTTTCTGAACATTTCGCAAAAAATGTTTTTGGATCTACAAAATTTATTTCTGCGATCGGGTTCCGGCGTGAGGATATGCCCAAACGGGTAACTTGGAAAGAAGTAAGAATGAGTAAAAAGAAAATTTTTCCTTTGCTAACTGACTTCGGAAACGCTGTAGATCAATTTGAATTAAATAGATTTTTTAACGAAGAAAAATTTAAACTTCAAATACATTCCCGGATAGGAAATTGTGTTTACTGTCAAAAGAAATCCGATAGAAATTTAATTGAAGCAATACAATTTGATCTCCGAAAACAAGATTTTAAATATATCGACTGGTACAGGAACCAGGAGAAAATTTACGGAAATAGATTTTTTAGGGGTAACCTTTCGATTGATGATCTCGTTAAAACGGCTCAATGCGCTTTAAATGATGGAACACAGTTGGAAATGTTTTCCGATATCGGCGAAGCCTGTATGTGTAATAGTTATTAAAAATATAGAGTTATGAATGAAAAACACGGTCTGCGTGACTATAGCGTAATTTATAATGATAAAATGGGAATGGGTTATATACTTCCAATCTCTATGGACATTAATAGCTTTATTGATCCGGTCCCGGTGAAAATTGGTGAAGAGATAATAAGCCCGCAAAGTGAAACAACTTTATTAGGATATTTTAATCTGAAACCAGCAATGTATATCGGTATGATTGATAATGAAATGATATTTTATTTAGGTGAAACGTCAGACCTTTTTGAATGTAACAGATATTACATATCAATAGTAAAACTGTCTGAAAAACGTATTTTCTCTATGTTCACTCATAAGGCAGGCCGTGATTTTAATTTAGTTAATAATAAGTGGAATTAATGAAAAGTAAATGTAGGATCCCTAGAATAGTAGTGAAGATCTGCAAAACTTTAGATATCACTACTAGAGAATTACGATCAAGGAGCAGAAGACAAGATTTTTGCGATGTACGGAAAATTATTTGTCATGTTTTAAGGGCCGAAGGTTTAACCTTTGAACATATAGGAAGGATTATAAAACACGATCATAGTACAGTAATTTATAATCTGAAAGAATATGATCTGATGATAAACTGCAATCGAGATTTCAAACACAAAGTATCTGTAGTAAATAAACTATTGGAAAATGAAAAAGCTTCTGACACTTGATAACAGTAAATTACTTGTTTTAAACAACAGTATGCAGATTTTAGACACATTGGATCTACAAAGCCAGGCGAAAAACCTTAGATCTGTTGTTTCGATCTGTAAAGAGCTTAGAACCGAGCTTCTAAAGAAAGCCATTGATAAAAGGGAAAAAGATAAAAGTTTTGTTTTGAAACTGTCATACTACAAAGCCGAAGCTTTGCTGGTATATCTGCGAGACTATGAAATTTATTTCCCGGATGAATTTGGATCCTACGAAGCGAACGCAGTTTTACAAATGAAAAATGAACTTCATAAACAATTATTATGACAGAATATGTAGCACTACATAAGCAAAGCGACAAGAAATTTTATTTAAAATACGATTCCTTAGGAGTTTTTAAGTCGATCAGCCTGGAAGGTGAACGATGGACCGAAGAGCAGGTATTGTGGATCCTTAAAAGTTCACGAGTTCCGAAAACCGAAACTGAATACTGGAAGTTTATGGAACGGAAAGATTTAGACTTTGAATATTTGGAGATCCCGAAAGATTTAAGCTTTGAATATTTTTGGAAAACCTACGGATATAAAGTCGGTAAGATCCCAGCAACCCGGAAGGCTTGGCAAGCTCTATCCGATGCGGAAAAAATAGAAGCTCTTCTATACATTCCAAAACTACGGATGAAAAAGAAAATTGATAATACCGCCATGCCTTATCCGAGTACGTATCTAAACGGGCGTTATTGGCTGGCCGAAAAGATTTAAACCACTTTTAAAAATGATTTAAAAATGAATGAAATTATATTATCCAGTGGAAGATCCCACAGTAAAACAATGGTAGAAATTATGCAATCAGAAGAGTATAAAAAAAGTATTCTCGCTGCCGGAATATCCGCAGAAGATATGCGATATTTTGCCGCTAAAATATCCGCAGCATTTGCAGATACAACAGAAGCCACTGAACAGTTAACAAAAGTAAGCGAACTTATTCGTTCAGCGGCTCAAGATCTTAATAAAAGTTTACTGAAAGTGAGAGATAGCAATGCAAATCATGTAAACCCATTTTATAGAAAATACCAAACTAATGGATATATTAGGAAAGGATCATTTCGGTAGACCTTTATATGGAAGATCACCAAGAGAGGTTTTAATAAAGCTGAATGGCTTTGATTATTCAAAATTAGAAGTGTTTGAAGCTCTTCATAAAAAAGGCTACATTTTTAAATTCTATACCGATACCTGGAAAGATGAAACTTTTCCAAATGGTATCAGTATAGAAACGATAATGATAGAATGTGCCATCAAAGAAGGTGAAGAGCCTTCCGAAGCCAATTTTTGGTATAAAGTTGCAGAAAAAGAGTTTCAGAAAATAAATGTTAAACCACCTTTAGAATAAAATTTTTAATATGAATACGGAAACCCGTAATGTACAGATTTTTGTTAGTTCTACATTTGTAATGTTAAAATTAATTGTTCAATGTTAGAATTACAAATTACAGCGAAAAAAGGTTTTTTTAGAAAGTTCTTAGCGGCTTACGGTGAAGTTTCATTAATCGTAGACAGCGAAGGAAGATTGTGGGATCGGGTTAAATACAACTTATCAGTTGATAGAGAAACCCACGAAACAGTTATTACTTTCAAACCTGAACCAGGCATCGAAAAAATTTCGATCCAGGATTTTAAAACAATTACTGATCTCATTTCCGAATCAGAAGTTTAGAAGTTGTACACGAAGGGGGTGCGGGCCGACGGGTTCGCGCCCTTTTTTGTTTAAAAATTAATTATTAATTTTGGTATATGAAATTAGATCAACTTTCAAAAATTATTACACCAGGTTCCGATAATGGACTTTTTGAATTAAAAGTTTCAGAACTGCAATTACTTTTTGAAAGAACCGGTTTTACAGAAGAAACAATAAAAGACACTCGATTGCCGCATTATCTACCAGGATTCAAAAGATATGTTTTTCATTTTGATGATTATATTTTTGATAATGATAGCAGAATTGAAATAGGAAAATCAGCGTACATAGTTTACGGTGTTACTCGTGAGAAAATTATTTTATTACATACAGAAGAAAAAATATGAAAAAACTATTATTTATTTTACTGATATCCGCTTTCAGTTTTGCACAGCAGACAGCGCAAGTGATCCCGGCTTCTTACCAGGTATCAAAAAAAGTTCTTGTAAAAGAATTTTCGTATCAGGATCTGATCACGTTCTTTAACTCAAAAATGCAGATCCAAAACGAAGATCTCTCCGAAAATATCAATCGTTGTAAATATATCATCCAGGATGCGAAGGCAAAACAGGATTTCGGAACAGTTCAGGCGTTTTCTTTTATTTTAAATGGTCTTCAACAGGCTGACAAAATGGGAAATAAAAATGATGTCTGGTTTAAAGTTTATGACAACGAAGGATCTTACAATTTTTATACTGGTGATGAAAAGTTTATCGGAAGAGTATATAAAGAAAAGCTGGACGAAGATTTTAGCCAAAATCCGAACAAAAATGAAGTTTTTTTAATGAATTTCATGTACATTTCTATAGAGTAGCATTGAAAAAAGGAATATACTTCCTATATTTGCGTTATGGGTAAACCTTTACAACGCAATACCTTACTTCGCTACAAGCTCATAAAGGATCTATATTTAGAGCATAAAAATGAGGACATCCCGGATACGGTTGTCCTCAGAAAATATATTTACCCAAAATATCCAATCAGCAGAACCACTTTAAACACGATTTTAAGCACGCCAATTGAAAAGGAACTGGATAAGCTTAACAATCATGTAACCCGATAGAGTAAATTACTCTAAATTCCTGCACGCCATCATCCCGCCTTACTTTACTGAATGTTGTCCTGATTAACGCACCGGCGTTTTCTGCCGGGTTCCAGCCTTGTAAAACTTCATGAACTTTATTAATGAGATCCCATATTGCAAAAGCCTTTTCTTTTTGAAAAGTTGGAGCTTTGTTGCTACTGTTTGTTAGTTTCAGATTTGCGATGGTGATTTCTACAGTTAAAGTTCCTTCCTGTCTGTTCTGTGGCGTTACTCTATAGTTACGCCCGATGTTTGTAAATTGCCCGGTATTGAAGTCTACCAATGCACATGGCCACTGAACGGGAATCTGCGGACCGTATAGATCTAATTGCCCCCAATTTTCGTCAATGTACTTTAGCTCCGTTACTTCGTTCAATTTATCGTTAATTGCTTGTAAAATGTCTGTCATTGTCTTAAATTATTTAGAATTTGTTCGTTGATCTCTGATAAATGATGATTTACAATTCTTTCTACAGAATCCCTTATTTTCGGATGTGGACCGATAACACGCCTGGAAGGTATTTTTATTTTCTTTCCTACCGGCATTAAAGCAAGAGCTTTGAACTGTTCCGCTTCAATGGATAATCGTTGGTTCCTGGCGTTGTTAAGTTGCTTCCCTGTTTTGGAACTTGTTTTGATGTTACCGGATGCCTGGTAATACATAGCCCAAAAATATTTTTTCATTCTATGCGTTACGAGAATTTCGCCGCCTTCATTTTGTATTTTGGCATAAGGCATCGAGTTTGAAAAGACAATTTTATCACCTTGAATTTTTGCCCGGAATCCACGTCGTAAATTATTGGATCTTGCCATCATGGAACCTTTTCTGTTCACGAGCTTATTTCGTGGCCATGTTTTGTCGAAAAATGCCTTTCTTTCAAAATTCCTGTCGAACTCTTCCATCACTTCCGTTTTCACGTCATTGAGGATATTTTTGTGAAATTGTTCAAAATCCATTGTTCTTTAAAATTTAGTTGTAACTTTGTGTTATTATGGCAGATATAAATAAATTCAAAGGCGTTGATCTTAGAACAGCTACCGTTTACGATGTGGCTGCGGTTCTTGATGATTGCCCGGCCTTTTTAGTTTCACCCGATCATGAGCTTTCCGACGAACAGGAAAGAATATTATCGTTATATTCCTATGCCGAAGAATACGACTTGCAGGATCTTATCAAAAAGCTTGAAGAGATCTACAAAGATGAATTATCTTCTATTCTTTAGTAGATTTTTGTTTTTCTCCAAAAATTCTTTAAATACCTCTTCTGAATATTCTTTTTGTTTTCCGAGATCTATAAGCGTTTCTACAGTTTTTTCCGAGATATCATATTTACTATGCTCTTTGATTGCTTTTACTAAACCTTCCATTTGGTTGGTGTACTTTTCATTCACCAGGTGAGTTTTAACAGTTTCCAGGACTTTGGCCGGATCGGCTTCACTCCATTTGATAATTTGATCATAATTGTTAACCATTTTATTATATCCGGTATTGGATCTGTTTCGGGTAAGCTCTTCATTTTGAAGTTTTCCGCCGAGTTTTTCCATAAATTCAGGTAAAGTCTTTCTGCTGACAAATTCGTTTGCAAGCTCCATCGTAGAAGTTTGTTTAGTTGTCATTCGCATGTTACCTGGCTTATTCGCATTATGCCACAATTCGTGATGCAGTGTAGAAATTGCCCTTTCCTGGTCAAAAGTCGTCGGTTTTTTGTTTTTGATATTGTTGATCCCTTCGATAATATGAGCGCTGATATCGGACTTTAAAGCAATAACCCCGTTCATATCCGTGAAGCCGTTAACCCCTCTTTGCTTCGTTAACTTTATTTCTTTAAATCCACGACTGAAAAAATCTTTATTGTCCTTCGCAAAGTTTTCAAAATGTCTCGTTAGATCCCTGGTGGTCTTTAACGGTTTTTCTTGAAGCGTTTTTTTAACCTGTTCCGCTCCCTTCACTTTATTGTACGGATGTTTCGGCGGAAAAACCTTCTGTTCCGCTCCTGGATTAAATCTAAAAATTGCAAGCCGGTTCTTTCCGTCCTTTCCGATCTGTGTTGTGGCCCTTTCTCCGTTTTCAATAGCTTTTTTTGAATCAGAAAGCGGGTATTTAGCTTTTAAAACTTCAACTACATGACATCTACAGCGCCAACCGTTCGGGGGGTAATATGACAGCCAAAAAGAATCTTCCTTCGGTAACGTTGTATCTTGTAAAACCCGATGCTGTTCCCTTACTCTATCATCATTTGCAGTACGATACTGTAAATAATAACGTCCATCGGGATCCAATGCAGCCCAATTGGCGGCGCTTTGCGAACTACTTATCGCGAACTGGTGTTCAGCTTCTAAATAGTTTTGATTGTAGTCTTTATTGATCTTATTAAAATCATTGGCAAAAGCATTAAAACTTTTGATCTTTCCTTCATCATCCAAAAGCATGGACGATGCTTCCAAAAGTTGAGCATGAGTTTTTAAACCTGAAAAAATGAAAGTATCTTCCTGCATCTTTTGAAGCATTTCAGGCGGAATATCGTTGTCTGTAATTGCCGAATTTAAAACCTTGTAGGTTTGGTTTATCAGATCTTGATACGGCTTTTCTTTGATATCGTCCGGGCTGTAGCTTCCTTTTTGGTGCAAGTGTTTAAAAGCGTTTTCAGCAGCATTTAAAACGCTTTTAAATTTTGGATCGTCGTTTTCCGAAGCTAAATTAATTTTAGTAGCCTTGCACTTATCACAATTACACTCATATAGAGTGTTAAGGCGCAAATGAAGACCATTAAAATACATTTTCGGGCTGACAGGCCGTGTACCTTCAGCCCTTAAACGAAAAAACTTTCTGCAATATTCAGATTTGCGTTTCCTGGTAAATTATTTTGTCTTACACCGGTGATCGCAATACCAAACTTTTCCTTAACCCATTCGGGATCTATTTCATAATGTTGTAGAGCCTGAATAGTTCGATCCCACAAAGTCTGTAGGTCTTCTGATATCTCCCACTGGAAAATAAAATCAGCCGGAACAATACCGATTCGGGCCAGTGCCGGCATAACCTTAGTATTCATGTACATTTCTACTAAAGCCATATCGGCTAAAACTAATTTTGATAAAAGTTTTTGCCCGGAAGCATCTTTGTTGTAGGATCCGTGTTCAGTATCTTGACCGATGATTGCACCGGAAATCAAAAGGGTATTTTGATTGTCGCAGAATCTTAACAGGTTTGAATAAACGTCACCATTTGTCGACACGCCTTTAGCCCACTCAAACTCTTCTGTTGTATCAATAATAAACCATGCAGCTGATCCCATGTCCTGCATCATTTTTTTACCACGTGCAACCGCTGCCGGATCCTGCGCATCCGTTTTATAAACTCGTGGCGGAACTCCGTAAATTTCGCAAAGCTCGGACCAGCAAGATTGCGCAAATCTTTTAAATAAAGCGTGCGGAACAGCCTTGTTTAAAAGCCCTATTTCGCCGGCTTTTCCAAACTCTAATAACCATGTTCCAAACTCCGGTAATTCACGATATTTAATGCCCTTGTCTTCGTTATAATCCGGTAAAAATGTACCGGTTCTCGAAATAACGTTTTGTCTTGGAAGTAATTCTGCTTTTAAAACAGGTTCGTTTAAACCTTCTTGCTTCCAATCAAGCTCAATTAAGGAACTTCCATAAAACCTGGAATTTAAAATCTGTGTAATGATCTCATTAAACAGCTCTGAATTTTGGAAAGTCTGCGTTAATTCGGTATCAATTTCGCCGCCTTTTTTTCTTAAATTGAATGTAGATCCTAAAGTGTCCTGGATCCTGTTTTCAATTTGGGACGTTAGAACGGCATCATCTAAAATATAATCATATAAATTATACAATGACCACACGGAAGGATTATCCGCGTTTTTAGTTGCATTTAATGCAGTTTTCCATTTTGCAATATCCTGTCTTGTTTGGGTGATTGTTTTTTCAACCAGCTGCGGATAAAGTTTGTTACCGGTAGACTTACCGCCGGATCCTGTTTTAGCTGCAAGATTATGATTGTTTTTTTGCTGATATGGTTTATAAGGCTTTCCGCCTGTCTTTGCAGATAAATTGTTTTTTCTGTATCTATTTGACATGATAATTTTTATTCGTGGTTAAACTTTTCTCGGCTTCCGTAAACAAATGGGTAAGTATCATTGTCACCGGTTCCAGGTGTGGTATCGTCAATCGTTGGTAAAGTATCCAGGCTGATATCTCCTTTTGATAGCATTTTAAGCCAGCTTACAGCACGATCGTAACGATCTTTAGCTGTTTCATAGATGATATCAACATTACAAAGCTCTATAATGTAATACTTTGCAATAGTGGCCGTGTGTGAAAGAATAATCGCGTTTCTGTGATCACCGGTTGCATTCATTATAGCTTCAATATCGTATCTCACAGATTTTTTACTGCTGTTTGCTAAATAACTTCTTACTTCCTGTTCGGCAGCTGCTATGGCTTGCAGGGTGATGTTTTCGTTTTGTTCAGTTATTTGGTCAATCTGATAACCGTAAATAACATTTTTAAGATCTTCAATTTCTAAAAACATAATGCTGAATTTTAATAGTGACGGCTTTCAATTTGCCCGGAAGCATAGCCCAAATCATCTTTTACGACTTTGTTATCAATCATGTATTTTGCACCTTCTACGGCATCCGGTCCGTCCATTTCTTCTGAATTGGCAGAAACTCCCAGCCATTCATCTTCCATTTGCACCATCATAGGACTGTCTTTCTCTTTTTCATTAAAAATGATATCACCGTTACTGTTATCGTCTTCCATGTTGGCGATACGATCAAACTTTTCAGCCTTTTTTCTCTTGTCTTCACGAACCGGTAATTTTGTTCCGGTATCTTTCCGATACTTCTCTAAAAGCGGTTTAATTACTTGCTGATAGTGTGGATCCTGTAAAGTGTTGTTTTCGATAAAGATTTTTTTGATGTCTATTCCGTTTCGATCCAGGTAATTAAAAGCCTGGCCGATCCATTGAACAAATTCAGGGTTTGTGGCTTTACCCAGCCAAACTTTATAAACATAGTACCGACCTTCGTACAAGCCGACAATAACAACAGCCTTAGAACTGTTCTTTTTGTTTTTGTTATTGGAAGGTGATGGATCGCAATAGGTAACAACTTTTTCACATTTTTTCAATGGCGGACATTTGCCGTAGTAGATCTCTTTAAATGTATCGCCTTCGGCTCCGGGCTTGTTGTAGTATTCCTTCATCATTGCCCGTTTTGTAATTTTCCTTTTGCCCTTGCTGTTGTAGAACATGTTATGAATTGCTTCCTTCGTGTTCTTTTCCGGCCAATTGGAATTACCTTTCGCATCCGTTAAATTCACGATATCCCAGCAATCCGCCATTTCGCCTAAAATGGTAATCGTACAATATTTTGCGATAATGTTTCCGTTGACAATTATCAGTAATGGAACATTAACGGCACGTGTAGGGAAAACCGCTTCTAAAAGCCAATCTGTAGCATTTTTTACTCGATCTTTATTCCTGCATTTTTCGTCCGTATCAAAGTCGTCAATAATGATCCCGTCCGGTCTGTCGGCATCGTTCCTGGTTCCACGCGGTGACTGTCCTTCACCCAATGCACGATAAGAAAAACCGAATTTTGATGTAAATTCCTTATCCTCCCATTTTCCGGGATTTCTTTGTACACCATAATCGTTTATAATCCTGTTATTTGATTCCAGGATATTTTTATACGGCGCAAGTAAACGGATGGCGTTGTCTTCGGTATTAGAAACCATTAACCAAACCTTTTTCTTTTTGGTAAAAGACAGGTATAATGATTCCATCATAGTACGTGCAGACTTCGCCATTTCACGGGACCAGGATCGCACTTCAAACCATTCACTGTTTTTTACTACGCGTTCCGTAGCTTTTAAGTGGAAAACAGCGGGTTTATGTGTACAGAAATTCGGAAAGTAATAAGCAAACCATTTTTCGGGGTGTGCTTCTAAATACGCAATTCTCTTTTTCTTTTCGATTTGCGTTTCGTTCAGGTCTACAGGCGTACTTTTCGCAATGTTATCACGAAATACGGACCATATATCCAAGTGCTTTTTATCAGATAGTTTTTTCGCCATTATGCCAAATGTTGACGGATAAACATGTCAAATAATTCGCTTGTTTTTTGCGCCTGTTCAAAATCAATATCCCTTACATATTCACAGAACATCATAGCAACCTGAACCATATCACCGATTGACGTTTCACCTTCCAGTTTATTGATGGCATTGGTGATCTTTACAATTGTATCTGATTCTTTGGATGTTGGAAAGTTCCCGATCTTGATCGGGTAATCCTGTTCGTTAAATTTTGGATATTCCAGTTTTTCTTTACCGGAAGTATCTTTAACCTTAATAGGTTTTAGTAATTGATCAGGAACATCATAAACAATCTTACGGTTTTGGATCGTTTCATTTAGTCTTTCCAATTGTCCGTAAAGCATTTTGATTTGATGTGGCTTTGTAGTCATTAAAGAGTTACGAAGTTTTTTCCATTCCTGATCGTTTTCATTGATCCATTTGATCAATGTTTTTTCCGTTACTCCTGCCTTTTCTGCGATCTCTTTTTGAGTTAGATTTTTTTCAGTGTATAGAAACTTCGCGTAATCTTTTTGCTCTGTTTTTTTTAAGCCCATAATTATCCTATTTCTATACAAAAGTCACTTTAACGAGTACGTCAAAAAAAAATGTGTACAGCTTCTATACACATCTGTAAAGCTTTTATACAAGGCTGTTCAGCTTCTTTACAACTATTTTTTTTCACGCTGATATCCTTAAATCTTTGTTACCTCAAAACGATACAACGGATGTCAAAACAGAAATTCATTCTTAATGATGAAACTAAAAAAAACCAATACGGATTCAGAGTACGTAACTCTGGGTTAAAACTGGAACGTTTCAGGAATAACCCGGTCATGTTAGATTCACATAAAGGCGGCAATGAAGCCGTTATCGGGCGTTGGGAAGATATTCAAATAGAAGGCTCTTTGCTTACTGCTGTGGCTGTTTTTGATGATGAAGATCCTAACGCTTCCAAGATCGCAGGAAAAGTAGAACGCGGATTTATCAAAGGTGCAAGTTTAGGGCTTGATCCTTTTTCAATGAGCAATTTCGTTTTAGCTCCTGACGACACTTACGATCTCATAGAATCCGAAGTTTTAGAGGGTTCAGTAGTCGCCATTCCTAACAATGCAAACGCATTGACTGTAAAATTATACGCCACTTCCGAAGAGAGTATCAGGGAACTTGTAGAAAATGAAGTTTCTGAAATTCTGTTGATGGCTTCCGATGCAACAAAATTTAATCTTAATAAGCAAATGAAAATCACGTTGACTTTATCCGCAGTTTCCGCATTAGGATTGCCGGGTAATACTTTAGAGCATGATTCGGCACAAGTAGAATCAAAAATTATCGAACTAAAATCAAGTTTGGATGCTGCAAACCTTAAAATCAAAGGTTTTGAAGAGCTTGAAAAAGACAAGAAAGCCAAATTATCGGCTGATACTGTGGATGCAGATATAAAAGCTGGTAAAATTGATGCTACAAAAAGAGATCAGTTTATCAAACTTCATGCGGAAATGCCGGACATGTACAAAACTATGGTAACTGATACACCGGCTAAAAACAATCTGTCTGCAACCGTAGCGGCTGTAAATGCTGCCGAAGTTAAAACGCTTGACGACTTCCAAAAACTTGACTTAAACGCTCAATTGGAGTTCAAAAATAGTAACCCGGAAGGCTACAATGCCCTATTCAAATAGCAACCTAACAGATACCTACAGATACTAAAAAGCTCCTGCGAACTCAAAACGGAGGGGCTTTGTTTAAAACAGTTTAACCAATTAATTATATAAAAAATGCCAGCAAATTTTCCAGAAGTTTGGAGCGCAAGAGTAATCCAGCTTTTGACTACTCAAAATGTAGCGCCGTGGTTGGATGGTATTCCAGAACTTGACACCGAAGTGATCGAAGTTGGTTCCGGGACAACCGCCGAATCAAATTTAATTCACTTACCTGTTGAAACCTTCCAACCGGAAGTTTTAATCAACAATACAACTTACCCGATCCTGGTTCAGGAATTTACAGATACCGAAGTTATTATCAAGTTAGATAAATATCAAACTAAAGTAACTACTTTATCTGACGATCAAATCATGGGGGCTTCTTACCCTCGTATTGATTCTGCAACAAGAGGACACGTTACACAAATCAACTCTACAAAGTACAGAAAGGCCATTCATGCTATTGCTCCACAGGCAGATACAGCAAAAACGCCGGTTGTAAAACTTGCAGATAACGCAGACGATGTTTATAAAGCTATCGTAGCGTTAAAAGGCAAATTTGATGATGCCGAAGTTCCCGAAGAGGGCCGAAGACTTGTTTTGTGTACAAATCACTATAATGCCTTACTTGATAAAGAAAGTCGTTTTGCAAATCTTTTGGCAAACATCAATACCGGAAAAGTAGCGCCAAACATTGCAGGGTTTGACATTTATCAATATGTGGCAAATCCAAAATTCGCAGCTGCCGGAACAAAAAAACCTTTCGGTTCAGTCGTAGATCCTACCGACAAACCTGTTTCTGTTGCTTTCCATAAGGATAACATCGCAAAAAAAACAGGTCTTACAAAGCAGTATTTCGCGAAATCAGACCAGGATCCTGAAAACCAAACTAACAGGCTAAACTACCGTCATTATTTCATTGTCTTACCGGCTAAAAATGAAATGATCGGAGCCATCATTTAAAGATAGTCATATTGTGAATGAGGTGTACTTATCGGCCTTAGTAGGCATTGTGACTTCTTTAGCTGGGTGGTTTGCGGCCAGACGGAAAAACCTCGCAGACGTTCAAGGCTCGGAACTCGAAAATGTTGAAAAGGCTGTTAAGTTCTACCGCGAACAATTGGAAGACATCGCCCAAAGATGGAAGGCTGCAACTGATGAAGCAAACAGGATGAATGAGCTTTATAAAAAAGCTATTTCAGATCGCCTGGAATTAGAAATCAAATTCAAAAAGTTGACAGAAGAAAATCAGGATTTAGTAGAACAAACTAAGGCCCTGATCGAAGAGCTTAAAAAATACAAACAATTAAACGGTAAAAAAGTAAATCATGAGTGATACATTTTTCAAAGATCATCCGAACGTAAACGAATATTACGAAACTGCGGACGGACATAAATTCTACACAGAAAATTTGGCGAAAAATCACGCCTTTTCTACAAAAACACTTACAGACAAAAGTGTTACTAAAGTTGAGCGACCGGCTGAAACCGTAACAAAGGAATCTGCAAACGATATCCTGGCCAAAGTTGCAGAAATGGACCTTGACACTGCACAAGAATACTTAGACAATGAAAACGCAGCGGATAAACCAAGAAAAACCGTTGTAGATGCCTTGTCTAAAAAAATCGAAGAACTTAACCAGGCTTAGGCAATGAGACCAAAAATATCAATATCATTTGAAAATGGCGTTATCGGTGCGGTAACGCCATTAGATACGGGGGTTTTTGGATTTTTGGCATCCGCTGTGGCTGTTGTTGATGGTTTTCAATTGGGAAAAGCCTATCAAATAAAGTCAATGAAAGATGTCGCAAATCTAAAGATCGTTGACAGCATCGACAATCATAAACTTTACAAAGCTCTATCGGAGTTTTACGCCGAAGCCGGCGAAGGTTCCGAAGTTTGGATCTACGGATTTGATAAGAGTAAAAAAGTTTCTGACTGGTTTACACCGGTTGAGGGTATTACACCTGCCGAAGGTCTTTTAAATGCTGCAAAAGGAAAATTAAGAGGTCTTTTCACCATATATGATCCTACGGCAGCGGTAACGGTTACCAATGGAATGGATGCGGACGTTATGTTGGCAGCTGCAAAGGCGCAAACTTTATTTGAAAATTATTCAAATTTAAAGTATGCACCATTTTTCACAATCTTAGAAGGTTACGCCTTCAATGGTGAAAAAGTTGATCTGCCGGATCTTAACGCAAGTTCTTACAATTCCGTAGGAATATTGATCGGAGATACCGAAAAGGCATCCGCCATCCCAGCTTCAAAGGGAGCAGGCGCAGCGATCGGAGTATTTGCCGGAAGGCTTGCAAAGTTTGCCGCTCGTGAAAACCCTGGTAAAGTCAAAAACGGACCTTTAGCCACTACGACACTATTTATCAAAGAAGAGCCGGTAGAGAACTACGATACAGAAGCTCTTTACGATAAAGGATTCATAACGTTTGCTACTCACCAAAGCCGTTCCGGTTACTACGTGATGGATGCACCTTTGGCATGTTCTACAGATGATGATTATCATTATCTGACACACAGAAGGGTAATAAACGAAGCCTTTAGATTTTCGTATGATGCTTTACTGGACTTCTTATTGGATGAAGTACCAGCCAACCCGAACGGATCCATCGTTGCAATTTATGCCAAAACAATGGAAAGCGCTGTCGAAAGAAAAATCGCCAACAGCATGGGTTCTGATCTTGCCACTAATCCCGAAGATTCAAGAGATACGGGCGTAGAATGCTTTGTAGATCCATCACAAAACATCGTCGTTTCATCCAGGATGGATGTTGCTGTTAAGATCCGCCCTTTCGGATATAACAGATGGATCAATGTGAATTTAGGTTTTGAATTAACAAATAACTAAAAAAATGACTGGTACAGTAAACGGTAGAGAATATGAGTGGGCGGATTTATCGCTGATCGTTGGCGGCCGTGATTTAACACGATTCAGAGGTATTAAATACTCAAAAAAGATCGAACGTGAACACTTACACGCCAAAGGTAGAAACCCGCACTCTATACAATCAGGGAACGTAACATGTGAAGGCGAAATAACGCTTTTACAATCAGAATATGAAGCATTGGTAATGGCCGGAAGGGGTTCGATTCTCGGACTTTCTTTGGATGCTTTGGTTTGTTACGGAAATCCTACAAGTGGTAACGCAATGATCACGGACAGAATCGAAACATTGTGGTTCACGGAAGAGGCCAAAGAACTTAAACAGGGTGACAAGTTTATGGAAATTACTGTTCCATTCCTTGCGCTGGATATTAAACCTCAAATCTAATTTTTCATGTCAAATACAGTAGATCAAAAACAAATAGATGCCTGGAAGGCAGAACACGGCGAAGTTTTCAAAATCACCGTTGGCGATAAATCTTGTTACCTAAAAAAACCAGGTAGAAAGGTTTTAAGCTTTGCATCAGCAGCAGGGACAAAAGATCCAATGCAGTTTAATGAAGTTATTCTGCGTGAATGTTGGTTAGGGGGTGACGAAGAAATCAAAACCGACGACGGTTTATTTCTTTCAGCCAGTGCGAAACTTCCTGAATTAATTCAAGTAGTAGAAGCGGAGCTGGTAAAGCTGTAGAACAGGCGGAAAATCAAATAAAAGAAAGTTGGGTACAGATTGCGGATGCTCAATTACGCTATTATTTCCATATACCAGATCCAAGCCTGTTAAGCGACGAAGAATGGATATCACGATACGCGGAACTTTTAATAATACGAAAAGCAGAAGCCGGAAAATAAATCATGAGTGCAAGTAACGATTTGCTGTATAATATTGTTTTACAAATGCAAGGACAAAATAAAGTTCTTGCATCTGTAAATAATATTCAGCGTAATACCAATACCCTGGTTAACAATATTAACAAACAGTTAAGTAGCATTAGACTAAATTCTATAATTGAAAATATAGACAGAGTTTCTACAGCTATTGATGGCTTGAATGGACCGGGGATGAAACTTTCTACATCAATGCATGATTTGCAAGCTATGACTGGCGTTGCAGGTCAAAAATTGAAAGAAATAGAAGGTTACGCCCGTGATTCAGCAAAAACATTCGGAGGATCCGCAGCAGAAGGTGTAGAATCCTACAAATTGATTTTAGGTCAATTATCACCAGATATAGCAAAAGTACCAACAGCCCTTAAAAGCATGGGTGAAACTGTCGGCTATACTTCCAAATTAATGAAAGGTGATACAACCGCAGCAGCCGAAGTATTAACAACTGCGATGAACCAGTACGGGATCTCTTTAAAAGATCCTACACAAGCATCGAAAATTATGGCAGCTATGATGAATGTGATGGCAGCCGCTGCGGGTGAAGGTTCCGCAGAATTTCCACAAATTAAAGCCGCCCTGGAACAAACCGGGATGGCTGCAAAAAGTGCTGGTGTTTCTTTTGAAGAGACAAACGCGGCTATTCAAGTTTTAGACAAAGCTGGGAAAAAAGGAAGCGAAGGTGGTGTAGCACTTCGTAACGTTTTAGCAACATTAGGCCAGGGGCGGTTCTTACCGAAAGCAGTGAGAGCAGAATTTAAAGGCTTGGGAATTGATATTAATCAATTGAACAATCCTAATAAAACTTTGACCGAAAGGCTTAATATGCTAAAACCATTGTTAAAGGATTCTGCGTTAATGTCTGCCGTTTTCGGAAAAGAAAATAGTAACGCTGCAATGGCGTTGATAGGGCAAACTACAAGAATTGATGAACTTACAAAAGCTGTTGGCGGAACTACTAAGGCTTACGAACAGGCAGCGATAATCATGGAAAGCCCGGAAGAGAAAAACAAGAGACTACAGGCTCAAATCGACGATTTTAAAATTTCTCTTTTCAATGCTACAAACGGGATGCTTGGTTATGCTTCTGTAGTAGCTGAAACAACTCAAACGATAGCAAATTTAGCTCCTATTTACAACGGCGTAGTTACCGCAATAAAATTTCTTACCAATGCTCAAAAAATACAGGCTTTGTGGACACAAATATGTACAGCTGCACAATGGTTGTGGAATGCTGCAATGAATGCAAACCCTGTTTTTTGGGTAATTACAGGAATTGTTGCTCTAGTTGCAGTTGTTATACTGTGTTGGAATAAATTTGAAGGTTTTAGAAAAGTCATTTTTCAAGGCTGGGAAGCTATAAAACTATTTGGTCAAACGATCAAAGATTTTGTTATCAACCGAATAAAAGAATTGTTATCCGGGATTCAAGGCATCGGAGCGGCATTACTTGCGTTTTTCTCCGGTGACTGGAAAAAAGCCTGGGAACTTGGTAAAAAAGCAACACAGGATCTTATAGGAGTAGATTCGGCAAAAAAAGCAGCTGAACAGCTTACTGGAGGATGGGATCAGGCCATGAAAAACGGAAAGGCTGCCAGTGATGCTTATACTAAAAAGCAAGGTAAAGCAAAAGAGAAAGTAAATGTAAATAAAGGCATTGTTGCACCTGTTAATATACCTGGTACAGGTGGTGAAGCTTATATACCACATGGTGACGGTGACGACGAAGAGAAGAAAAAAGGGAAAAAGAAAAACGATGAAGTTTCAACTGGCGGAACAAAGCATAATTATATTACCATCAATTTAAAGGATCTTGTCGGCACGTTGAATATATCAGGAAAAGACTTCCGGGACACAACAAGCCAAATGAGAGACCAGGTATTAGACGAATTATTAAGATTAACGGCATCAGCCACAACAGCAGCAGGATCATGAAACTAACAAACGAAACCGCATTAATTGCGAGCTTATTAGGTAATAAGGCGATCGAGCAAATTCCAAGATTTGCAGCGGTTCAAAATGAGATCGCAAAACATGTCACTTATCCTATTCCTTTTTTGCCGATACAGTTAAATCAGACTATTGCGGACATTTCGCAAGATTATTCGGATGTAGAACTGTGGATGAATGATAAAAAGAAGGATGAAGCAAATCAGTTTTTCCCTTTCTCATTTAGAAGCTCGAAGGAAGAAAATTGGTATTTACTACCGTGGGAACCTCTGATCAATATTAGTGTTTCAAATACGATCGCATTTAGAAAGGTTGCAAAAGCAGGAAAAAATTTGATTGGAACCATAAAAGAAAGATGGTCAACTGATGATTATCAGATCACCATCACTGGTGCGTTTTATGGCCCCAAACAGATGGGAAGCCCTGCCGAAACTTATCCACGACAGGAAATGGAAAAACTTCGGGATTATTTATTAACCCCGGAAGCCATCGAGGTAAAGTGTGAACCGTTGCAGATCTTAAACATTAATAGAATAGTGATCACGGATGTAAGTTTTCCATTTACGAAAGGCGAAAACGTTCAGGCATACGAGATCCGGGCGGTAAGTGATTTCCCTTATCAGTTGATCTACAAAAGGAAAAAAGTAACATTAGACGTAGGAATGCCGACTGGCAGTTTCGATCCAAACAAAGTATAGTTTATGTATCAGTTAAACTGGGATATCAATTTCAAGAATGAACAGGGCGATTGGAAATTAGGGATATTGGCAGAATGCGAAATCGAAAAATCTGTTAAAAACCTTTCCGATACTGCAACTATCATTTTGCCGGAAGCTCACATGAATAAGGTTCTGCGGGTACAGGATTCAATAAAAAGAGGTGACCAGGTAACGATCAAACTTGGATATGATAGAGACCTGGTAACAGAGTTTGAAGGTTTTGTAAAGGAGATCATAACAAATGATAGCTCACTGAAAATAAAATGCGAAGATGCTTTATTTCTTTTCAGAAAAGGCGTACCAAATAAGCAGTTTAAAAGTGTAACGGTTTTACAGCTTGCACAATACCTGGTTAAAAATGTGGATCCTTCCTATAAGATTGTCTGTGATTATAATATCGCTTATGATAAGTACACAATTTTTAAAGCTGAAGCGATCGACGTTTTAGCAAAGATCCAGGAAGAAACAGGAGCCGATATATTTTTCGATACCAAAAACAAGGAATTACACATACATCCGGCATACACCAGGAAAGGCGGCGAAGCTAATTATTCAATGCAGCATAACATCGAAACCAGCTCAATGGAATATAAGTCCGCCGATGATAGAAAAATAGAAATTACAGTTGAATCCGTCGGTTTGGATGGTAAAACCATAAGCACAACTGTAGGACATGCCGGCGGTGAAAAGATCACAAAGAAGGTCGGAAGAATGTCGAAAAACGCAATTAAAATAATTGCTGATACGGAATATAAAAACCGGATGGCTCCGGGATATGAGGGTTCGTTTGATGCCTGGTTAATTCCTTACGTTGAACCTTCTTACACGATCGGGTATTATGATGCGGACTATCCTTCACGTGATGGAAGGTATTATGTAGAATCGGTAACTGTTAAATTCAGTGAAAGCGGCGGTATAAGATCAATTAACCCATCAATAAAATTAAGTGTTTAAAATGGATAAACTTTCACAGTTAAGGACAAATTTTCAAAAGATGGTCGGTGCTAATCCGAACTATCCGGTTGATGGAATTGTAAGATCAATCCAGGGCGATACTTGTACCGTCGAAATTGACGGTTTGGAATTATCAGACGTAAGATTGAAAGCTACGGCCGACGGATCCGATACGCTTCTAATTGTTCCGGCTGTTGATTCTAATGTCTTGCTATTGTCTACCGATGGAAGTATCGACAATCTGACCGTAATAAAAGCCGACAAAGCTCAAAAAATCATTTTTAAAGAAAATGGTTTAGAGATCGAAATTGATAGTACAGATGGGAAAATTTCAATTAAAAATAATGCAATAAGCCTTTATGATCTTTTCCAAAAATCTACAGATATCAAGAAAAATATAAAGGTTTTTACAACAATGGGACCGAGTGGAAATGTTTTGCCGGACGTGATGGCAAAAATAATTGACTTTGAAACATCATTTAAACAGCTTTTAAAATGAGTTTAGATACAGCAAAACAGGAAGCGATAAACGAGTTCATTGCATTAATGGATGATATGTTAACGCGGGAACAGGATTCACGACAAGAATACGCAGAAAGGTTTATATCAATATTGATAAAGCTTATCAAAAAAGCGGAAATAAAATATAATAACGGCCTTACCGCCGGAAGTAACCTGGTTACAGGAACTTTTAATGGAGAATTGAAATGAAACGAAAAGATTACGGCATTCAGTACGCCGATGGAACTACAGAAAACGTTTTCATGCTCAATGTGGACGTTAAAAGAGATTCGCAGGGTAAAATTACAAGCGGCTTAACGCTTGGACCTACATTGGAACAAAACATGGCTTCTTTGCTGGTTGCAGTTCCGGGAGATCTCAAATTGAATTTAGATGTCGGCGTAGGCTTATCGTCCGAACTTTTGGGCGAAGATCTATTGGAATGCCGTCACAATATTAAAGAACAGTTTGCAAAAGATGGCTTAGTAGTTAAACATTTGGATTTGTATAACCTTAATAATTTTTCAATAGATGCCGAGTACGAATAAAAAACAGCAAGGGCAAAACTTTTTAGATCTCATTGCTCAACAAGCTGGAAGCTTTGATCAGGTTGTAAACGCGGCGGTCTTAAATGATATGTCTTTAACGGAAGATATCGCCATAGGAACAGACGTAAAAAATGACAATGTTTCTGATCAGGGTAATGTTAACCTGTTCAGTAAAAAAAATAAACCTGCAACAGCCTTGCGGAATAGTGTTGAAGATATTTCAACGCAGGAAGGTATCGGGTATTGGATAATTGAAAAAACTTTTAAAGTAAACTAATGGCACGAAGTATATCAGAAATAAAAAACAGCATGACATCTGCGTTCGTTTCTAACACAGCGATAAAAAACTGGTACGGGCTGACAGATACAGAAACTTTTGAAGATCAGTTTTCAATCGTATCGTTTGAGAATATTTTTTTTGACATCCTGGCATTAATTGCATGGACTTTAGAATCAATTTTTGATGTCCATAAAAAAGAAACGGCGGATCTGATTTTAAACCAAAAAGTTCCGAACCTTTATTGGTACAGAAATTTGGCCTTGTCCTTTCAGTACGGGTTCAATTATGATCCGGTAACACGAAAGTTTATAAACGGAAATGCTACGGAAGATCAGATTTTAGCATCAAAAGTGATCAAGTATGCAGCAGTGACCAGGACAAAAGTTGATAACGACATTTTAATTTCAATGAAAGTCGCTACAGATGAAAACGGCGAAATTGTTCCCGTTTCTGATAATATCGGATTGGCATTCACTGGCTTTATTGAAAGGGCGCAAGCTGCCGGGGACAATATCGAAGTTGTAAACTTTTTACCGGATATCCTGAAAATTGATTTTAAGATCTGTTATGATCCTTTAATTCTTTTGGGTGATGGTTCCAGGATTCAGGATGGTACATATCCAGTACAGGAAGCAATCAAGGTATTTTTAAAAAACCTTCCTTTCAACGGCGAATTATCTGTTCAGAAACTTGAAGCTGCAATATTGAACGTAGAAGGCGTTTTGGATCTGCAAAATTTACAGGTTCAAAGCAGATGGATTGTTCCGGGCGTGGGTTACGGAGCTTTTCAGCCGATCGCAATTTCTAAAATCCCTGCATCCGGTTATTTTAAAATTGATGATTGGAGCGGAATACAGTATATAATTTATAATCCGTCGTAATGAAAATATTTGATTTTGATGTCGAAAAATACGGCTTGCAGCTGGTCCCGCCTTTTTTAAGGGATTCCATATTTATGGCCTACGTCCTGGCTTTTGCAGCGCCTTTGGTAGATCTATATCAAAAGTTTTTACAGAACCGGGAACAGAATCTGATAAAGCTAAAATTTAATTATCAGGTTTGTTCATTAGAATACAGGTTGAATGATGCTTTTGATCCGCTTTTCCGAAGGATAAGGATTGGAAAAGCTGTCATATATAAAGGAGTTTATATTTATACAGAAGCCGAAATGGATCCTACAAATCCCGATTATTTCAGTGAAAGTTTAAACAATAAAATGAAGTGGTTAAAAGGTGATGAAAAACCTCTTTATCTGCGTACCGAAGCAGAATTGTACAGCGTGTATGATTTTATTGTAGAAATACCCGATACAGGCATAAATCAAATACAATTACGTGCCGAAATAGATTTCTACATCCTTCAAAGTAAACAATATCAAATCGTAATTATTTAGCAATGAAATACAATTTTAATTTTTTACAAACAGGCGGGGTTCCTTTGACAAATGATTTAATGTCATTGATCGAAGAGGCTTACGGGATCTTTGAAGCTCTTGGAGATCTTGCCGGGAATCTTACAATATTATCCGGGGGCGAAATTGTCGGTTCAAGTGTGAACCCTGGCATTGTAGCCATCGAAGGAAAACTATATTATTTTGAAGGTGGTCAAATATCATCAAACGTGTATATCCATACGGAAGAGATACAAAAAAACTTTCAAGATACATCAACGAAAACACTGATTTATAAGAAGACTGTAAAGTTCGGAACTGGATCTGTAACGTCGTACAAATGGAGTGATTTTGTGAAGCTCGAAACGCTAAAAGCTCTTCAGGTAAAAGTTAATAACAGTGTATCAATCACAGAACATAACCTGTTAAAATCCCGTGTTGAAGTTTTGGAGCTTAAAACTGCGCCAATTATTAACGGCGGAATTGTTTGGGCCTGGTTTAAGCCGGTCACAGATATCCCGGCAGGATGGAAAGAATGTAAAGATATTCGGGGTAAAACCATTGTCGGACTAGATCCGAATGATCCCGATTTTTATAATTTAAAAGCAACTATAGGAGAAAAGAAACACACGTTAACAATAGAAGAACTACCTGATGTAAATCTTATGACAGAAAATATTCAGCCATTTGACGGATATCAGGAAAATGGTCAATTCAATGGCGGCTCAACATATAAGTTTTATAGGAATAAGTTAAAAATACCGCTAGGATCAGGGGAAGCACACAATAATATACAACCCTCTATTATCGCAAATTTTATAGAACCTAATTTTCAGTAATTACCATGTCAAAACCAGTAAATATTTTAAACGAGTGGTTTAAAACAGGAAAAAAACCCACACAGGAACAATTTTGGGAACTAATTGATTCTTTTTGGCATAAAGATCAATTAATTCCGATGGATAAAATAAATAATCTTGGTTCTACATTTGAAAATAAATTAGATAAGATTACTTATGAAGCGCATTTAACCTATACAGAAGCCCATAATACTACGCTTGCCAAACTGGATGCCTCCAACCTGAATGATGTTTATATCCAGGCATGGAAAACGGTTCTTGGGGTTGGTAATCTTCCTTCCAATATTGCGACTGTAGATGATGGCGCTCAATTAGGTAATGTTTATAAAAAAATACAGTCCGATAGCATTTATCTGCCGATTTCCGGTTACACGAATGCTGAGGGTAAAATATTAGCAGGAATGATTGAAGCCCTCGGATTAACCGAACTGATTTCTGTATCGGAAATATCTTTGGCTGCATTCATGGCAAACAATGCCAATTATACTTTTGAAAAAAATGATATGATTGCTATCCCTGATGGATCCGGCAACTATTCCTTATATATCTATAATGGTGGAACAAAAACCACAGCCGATAGCTATATTCCTACCGGGTTAACGAACATTACTATATCAATGGTTCAGGGCTTACAGGCTGCATTAAATGGGAAGGTTGATCATCCAATTGCAACGGGTTCATATATTTATCACGTTGAGCAAGGTATTAAGCAATGGAGAATGATCAGTATCGCTAATAATTATTTGCCATACTATAACGGAACTGATTTTGTGCAATCTGATATTTTTAATAGTTCCGGTAAATATGGTATTGGTACGACTTCACCAACAGAAATGCTGCATTTAAATAATGGTAGGTTACGATCCAAAGCGATTGCTTTTGATGAAAATACTGAGTTGCTTCCTAACCAAATTACGCTTAATGCCAGAAGATATTACGGGACGGATTTAACAGGAACACGCAGAATGTTTATGTATCGTGATTATGATGATCAGTTAGCATTAATTCAAAGTTTTTCACAGGTGCAAAAAGATGCTTTAGGATCAGCATGGAACAATCAGTATTCAAATGGTTCATTAAATGTATATAGTATTACACCAACGGTAATGAAAAATGACCATATTGTAAGATATCTTGTTTTACAGGGGTTAAATTTGAATGTTAACCCGGCTACTACTTCCGTTAAGTTTATTCCAGTGGGAAATGCTATCGGAGTAGGAGAAATTGACTGTTTAGGCTTTCAAACTTTTGCAGATGGTAAAAGTTTGGTTGTTTCCATTTATGGGGATACATTAACAGCCGGAACACAGTACAATATAGTTATCCGTACAACCAATCCAACCGCACAAACCCACAGAACAACAAGTTCAATTAATGTAGTAACGAATATTAACAGTATTGATGTAAGCAACCTTAACTGGCAAGTAAAATCCTTTACTACCGGACTAGAAGGAACAATCTTCACAACCAAAGGCGGTTTATTTGGCTACAGTTCATCCCCGGATAACAAAGCCTACGCATTTGAACCGACAATCGTAGGAGCTATTAAAAGTGACCTTCTTTTTCCTGCGAACAGTAATTTTTATCTTGAGATAAATATGTCATTGGGAGTGGCGGGAACAAATGTTCCATCAGATGTGAACGATTTTTACGGCTACCTGGGACTAATTAATAATAGCTTACCGATTGCCCTAGGAGATAACTCGTTTTTAAGGACTATTATCTCGAACTTCCGTAGTGGTGGATATAATTCTGTGATGGTATACAATAATATTATTAGTTTACCTACGAAAATAGAACTCGGTGCATCTACCCTTAATGCTAATATAATTATTATGCGCACTGGAAATATTTATACGCAGTTTTTAACAGTCGGAAGTACCATGATCGTACAGACCGTATCATCTACAACAGAAGCAGTAGCTCTATCATTAGCAATATCTAACGGAACTACAAAGAAAAACATTAATGCCTCAATAGTACAAGCATTCACTTTCTAAATAATTTAATCATGAACACAAAATTGAATTTAACCACAAATGATAAAGAAATGATCGAAGCAATCGAAATGGTTAGTGATAATTGGCATGAAATGCCACTGCCTGACCATCCAATTTTAACGCAATTTTCGCGTAAACTCATCGTTTCTGGGTTCTCAAATCCTGACCTTGAAAAACCGGAAGAGCGAATATACGTTTACGTTAAACAGGTTTTTAGCCTTAAATCTACCAATGAGATTTACAAGAGTATTGATATGAAGCCCTGGGAAATATATGATTGGAATATGGAAGAGGTAATCCGCCCGGATGGTTCTGTAATGACTGGTATTCGGCAGACATTTGACAATGATGGAAATGTAATTGACGAAAAAGAAGAGGTAGTAAAAGTACCATCAATAAAGTACGTTCGTTTTCTCATCAAATCCAAAACGGTACACCTTACCGATGTTCTCGCACGTTTCATGGTTCAGTACCTTGAAAAATTTTCAAAGGAAATAAACGAGATATAAGCATGAAAACAGTCTTTAAATTAGTGCTTGAAATCTTTTTTATGATAGTCGGTATTCCGATTTTCTTAATGCTTTTCATCGTTGGTATTTTTTACACCTTCGGAAAGCATGTAATAAAATGGGATTATTCAATTTCCAGGCAGTTCACACCAATTTTAAGAAGCATCAATCTTGTTTTTGATGGTTTAGCTAATGCAGGAGCCGGCGAATTGTTGAACGATTCTTTTAAAATCAAAAACGATTTCGTCCGATACGGAAAATGGTATGAAACTATTTCCGCTATTACCGGCCTAATAAAACAATACGAGAAAGACACCTGGTTAAGAAGGTTTTTAAAGATTTTAGGCAAAAACCACTGTGAAGAATCGGTAACAGAAATGCAGGAATATTATTACAAATATCTATTTACGAAACAGGAATGAAAAAATTATTAATGCTTCTTTTACTCTTGCTGATCGGCGGCTGTACCGTAAGCAAGCATAAAACGAAAGATAAAAACGATACTTCAATCACTAATGAGGTTCAGAGTAATGAAAAAAGTTCCGTAAAGGAAAATTCAGTACAGCAGAATAATAGAAGCGATTCTACGGCATCAAATGCGAACTATAACATTGATAGAAGTAAAACCGCTACTCTTCAAAATTTCAGCCTTAAAAATAACGGTAAATGTGCAGATCCTGGTTCGACCAGGTATGTACAATTTACTGATGTTTTAGGTAATAAAACTTCTATACCGGTTAATGATAATACAGATCTGAATTTCGGTAGTGAATCGGAAATAAAAAAGGAAGTCGAATCGCTCAAAACTGAAAATGTTAATCTAAAAAAAGAGATTGAAACCCTGAAAAAGGATAAAGAAGCGCTGACGGCAAAGAAAGCGGCCCAAAAATCCGATATCAAAGTAAAAGCAAGTAAAACGGACGTTGAAACGAAAAAGCATTCATTTTGGAGCTTTGTTTTAGTTGGCGTTCTGTTTATTATCGTATGGGAAACAATAAAAGGGATAATTAAAAAATATAGAAAATGATTTTTATTTCAGCAGGACATCACAACGCAGATCCGGGAGCCGTAGCAAACGGATTGCAAGAAAACAATTTAACTAAGGACGTGAGAAATCTAATTGTTCAGAATTTAGATCCTCAAAATACTATTCAAGACAAGGATTTTGAAACCAATACACAGTACCAGCGCAGAATTAAGCCTGGAAGCGGTTCTGTTGTATTCGACATCCATTTTAACGCTGGATCCGGCACTGCATCCGGGACGGAATGTTATGTAAATTCAGCAGATGCAAAGAACAAAGATTCTTTGTCTTACAAAATGGCAGACGAAATATCTAAAGCTGCATCCAAAATTTTAGGCATTCCGAATCGTGGTGTAAAGGCGGATAATCAAAGCCAACACAGCCGCATCGGTATTCTCAATCTTGGATCCGGGATATCTGTTTTATGGGAAGTTGCTTTTATCACTTCTGCCAACGATATCCAGCAATTCAGCCAAAAGAAGGCAGTTTTAACGAAAGAAGTCGCAAGTATCTTGAAAAAGTACGATGCTTTGAAGTAA